TGTTCCTTCATCCCATGATTGAGATATAGCAAAAGTTTCTAAATTTAAAACTCTAGATAAATTTTTATGTTCAGTAGATAATAATTGTAAACTACATGATGCTGCTGTATTAAAAGTAGAAAATCCTATAATGTCATTTATAGTATCTTGGATTTCATTATTTTTAAATTTTATTAATATTCTTGAAGGATAATATTTATCATTTGTTGTTCCTTTTTCTTTTACAATTTCAAGGATTTCATCATGACCTGTATTTAGTTCAACCCTATCAGGGTGACTATATATTGTTGTGTCTTTTTCCGGAAATAAAAAATAATATGCCATATTAATATGTTGTTACTCTACCTTCAATATCTGTGTTAGGGATTTTTAATTCAAAAATACTAGGGTCTAAAGAAGGATAAATAACTCCTTTTCTAGTTGCCTGGTTAAAATCATATTTATATTGTGAATAACCATCTGCAGTTCCAAATTTATTTTCAAGTTGTACATCTTCTACAGACTGGACACCATCTACACCTCCTATTAAATTATAAATTTCAGATATTATTATAGGTTGGTTTATTTGCCATTTGTCTATACTAAAATAATCTTTTAGTTCTGTGATAACATTTAATAGTACTTCTTGGTTAGAATATGATTTAAAAGTTATTATTTCAAATTGTACTGAGAAATTTATCACAAAAGCATTTTTAATATTAACAGCATCTGTTAATGTTCTATGTTGCTCTAAATAATTTTGTAAATTAGTTTTTGTAGCATTATTTAAATTAACTAATCTTTTATTACTATCATATCCTAGTACATATAAATTTAAAGCTAGTGGGTTTGGTACTCTACCTGGTTCACTAGTTAAAGGAGATATTTGGTCATCTTGTGTTATATATGCTTTTGCTACTCTACCAAATCTAGAAGGCATAGATAAAGTTCTTACTAAATAATCTTCTTTTGTAACAGTTCTATGTTGTGAACTAAAATTTGCTATAGTATTTAATCTAATATCTTCTATACTATCTCCTGATCCACCTCCTACAGCAGGTAAAGGGTTATTAGATGTAACAGTTGACTTTATATAATTAACTAAACCTACATTTAAATTTGGTTTAGTTATCATATTTATAACTCCTCTTTGGGTTATGGTATTAGCAGATACATTAGATCTTAATCCTCCTCCTTTTAAATATCTTATTATTAATGTTGTATTAGTTGGTATTTGCCCATAAGCTTTTGAAAATAAAAAATTAGAAGGATCATAAGCTACATTTAATTTACTTCTACCATCTTTAATTCCTAAACCAATATTATCAGGATTAGGTAATATTTCATTATCACTATTATCACTATTGCCTGCTCCAAATTGAATTTCTAAATGATTTGATGATCTAACTCTAGAAACAAATCTTCTTGGTACTTTTTTTACTTTTAGTAAATAAGGAGTTTGCTGGTTAAAACCGTGTAAAGCAGGATCATTAGATGCTATATTTTCTACTTCATCAAAAACTATATCTTGTGCTAAATAAGGAACTTCTGTGTATATATTTCCATCACTATCCTTTATAGATTCTATAGATATTATATTTGTATCAAATAAGTCTAATGTTAAAAATTGTGTAGCTCCTCCTATATCAAATCTTCTTTCTTTAACTTCTGCTGATATTGCGCTTACTTTCTTTTTTAATAAATAATATTCTGGATTATTATTGTCATCATATTGATATATACTTACAGTAGTTGGGTCAATTGACCCCGAAGTAGAAAAATTTACTTGATCTGTAGTGTAGAAAGATGTGCCTTCACCAGAAATAAAAGTAGAATTTGGTTGTATATTTAAAGCATAGTTATAATCAGGTCTATACTCAGTACCAAATATAGAAGGTACTAATTGATATATATCTAATTCAACAGAAGAAGCTGCTGTTACTCTAGGTACATAACCCATAGCATAAGCTAAATTATAGAGGTTTTCTTTATTTTGAGCTAAATCTATAAATGATTCTTGTAACTGTTTATCAGTATAAAATGATAAAATATCACCTATATAAGAGGCCATTTCTATAAACATCATTCCTGGAGTTCCCTCACTAAAATCTTGAAATGTGTCTGGAAAATAAACTTCTGCAAAATTTATAAGCTGTTCTCTAAAAGAATTAAAATCTTTACTTAAATATTGAACGTCCTTATTTTGACTTTTATTTGATACTTTTGAATATGCCATATTTTTATCTTGATATATCTATAGTTGGGGTTCCTCCTTGACTTCTTACGTTAATATCTACTGCATCTCTTTCTGCTGTGTTTAAAATTTGATAAGCTAATGTTATATGTAATAAATGATTATCTTGTAAAAATTCAGAGTTTAAATCTAATATTTGTATATCGGGTACATATAATCCTAACTGTGCTTCTATTTCTGGTTTAATTTCATCTGCATTTTCTATATTTTCAAATAGTAAATTTTTTAAACCTACACCAAAATCTGGTTGCATTGGTCTTTCACCTCTTTCTGTTAGTAAAACATTTATAATATTTGCTTTTATTTGGTCTGAGAAGCTATTTGTTCTTGTAAATTGTCCTTCGTTTATTAAAGGAAAAGCTAATCCTATTGTTTGATTTTTATTTATATCAAACGTATTTCTTTGAAATTGATATGCTCTTGTTATTGCCATTTATTATCTTCCTTTTTTCTTATCTATTGCTTTCATTAAACTTCTATAATCTCTATTTACAACATTAGCTACTTTTGAAGGCATAACTTCTGTGGGTATTGCTCCTGATGTACTAAAAGGATCGTTTACAGGAGCCATAGCCGTTTGTGTATTTGTATCTCCTTGTGCTGTTTCGTTTAAAAGGTCATTTAATGTATTATTTTTTGTAAAATTTTGTTTTTTAAATGATTTAGCACCCATTATTTTTTCTTTTAAAGAATTTTTTACATTATTTGGTATTGGTTGTATATTATCAGTATGTTGTTCTTTAATTATTGGTGTTATTTCATCACGTAAATCTTCTTTAAGTGATTTAATTTCTCTACGTAACGCATAATCAATTTCTTCTCTAACTATTTTTCTAATTAGATTTTCAAAGGTTTTTGCTTTCATAATTTAAATGTTTATTATAAATATAATTTTTTTTTATTTTATTAATTTTTTTCATTAAAATATTTCATCATAACTTGAATTTTCTACTAAATTTTTATCAAGTATAAGTTGAGCACTTAATCTTCTAGGTATTTTTTTAAAACTTTTAAAAAAATTTGCATATGAATCATTAGATTTATAACGTCTATAACCAACTAGAACCATATCAGCATCATAAAGTCTTTGAATTACCTCTTGATTTCCTAAATTTTGTAAATCTGATACTGTTTGTTCATAAAAAGCATTTAATCCATCTATATTTAAATTAGGATTTACTAAAGCACTATCTAATAAATCTGATGTATATGCATCTTCTAATGAATCTTCGGGAGATACATTACAAAAATTAAGATAAAGTAGATAAGCAGCTTCTACAGCTATATTAATCATTGCTATAAAAGCAAGTGCTTTAGTTACTATATCTAATATTTTTTGTAATATATTTATGATTTTATCTACATTTTTTCTAATAAATCTAATAACTTTTAAGGCAGCATCTGGTATCATTTCTATACTACTTACTAAAAAATTAGCTGCAGTTAATGCTTTTGCTACAGTTTCATAAAAAGTAAGAAAACCTGGAGTAAAAGGAGGTTTAGGGATAAGGTCTGAAGTTAATAAACCTGTAAGTGCTTTAGCTAAAAGATTTAGTATAGTTGATAATATATCTACTATAGTTTCTATAATATCTAAAAAACCTTCTACCATACTTATTACATTTTCTATAACACCTGATTTATTAATAATAGCATTAATAACTACAGAAACTGCTAAAGTTTTTTGATCTAAAATACCTGTTATGTCTTTGAATTTATTGTATGCTTGTTCCATCGTTCTTTGAGCATTCAAAGAACATGCTACAGGTTTTCCTCTTGTTTGTATTTCATGAAGTACTCTATCTTGTATTTCTTCTTTTGTAGGTAATTTTTCTCTTATTTCATCTTCTAATTCATTAAGTTTTTGTTTAGCAGCTACTTTAGCTTGTTCTTTTAAATTACCAAATTCTTTTTTAGCCATAGCCATTAACTTACCTATAGCTTTACCCATTCCTGTTTTTCCTTTTTTGCCCATATTATGTTAATTTTACTCTTTTACTTTTAATACCTTCTACGTGTTTTCTTAATCTATCAATTTCATCTTCTAAATATTGTATATCATTATCCCCCGGTGTAGAAGCACTATTTACATTAGGATCACTTACGGGACAAGTTACACTAAATTCTGGACCTATCATAAAATATAATATATTTTCCATTAAGTCTAATAAATCATCTAACCATAATTCTAATTCATCTCCTAATACTGCTGAATTATGTGGTTGTGTTTTTTTACCATCATAATTTTTTTCAACCATACCTAGTTGGATTAAAGGAGCATTTACAATAAATTTTCCAGCAGATGTAGTATCAAAATTAATAGTCCCTTGAGTATTAAGATTTATAGATTTATCAGCATATATCAATACAGAATCTTCTTTAGCATTAAATAAAATTCTATCAGAATTAATTATTACTTGTCTTCCCTGATATTGGTTTGGTTGTTCAGGTACATAAGGTTTTGATTTTGTTTTAGGTTTTTTATTTGTAAAACTAAATTTATTTAATACCATATTTTATTTTTTTAATAAAAAATTATTTAACATTGACTAATATCCATAGCTAATAAGTTATCTGCAGGGAATTCTAATACACCTCCTCCTAATACTATAAAATATTGTGCTGCTCTTCTCATTGTTTTATTACCATATGCTGGTCTTCCGGGTTTACCAAAATTTGAAAATAATATACCATCTTCATTTTTAGCTGAGGATAATTTTGTTTTTCCATCACTTTTATAATAATTTCCGGGACCATACTTACTAAAATTTTTAAATCTTCTTTTTTCTTCGTTTGTATAATCATTTATGTGTTTATTCCATGTTCTATCACCAAACCCTAACTGCCTTCCATACTCTACAGGGTCAAATAAAGGACATGATTTACCTGAACCCCCCGATATTGTTGTTTGATTATGACCTATTATTTTTATTTTAGGAAAATTATCCATAAAATATTGAACTAATCTAGTATAAGAATATGCTTGTTCTGGTGTTACATCTATATTTTTTATTTTACCCGGAGATCCTGCTAGTTCTACATTTGCTATTCCATTTATAGATTTTCCATAATTTGATTTCTTTTTATCTTCATAAACTTCATTACCTCCAACCCAACTTATGTGTATACAATTTCCACTACCACCTTTACCTCCTATAAATAAACCTCCAACACCTCCTGTTACATTAAAAGCATTACCAGCTCCTCCCGCTCCATGTGCTGGTCCTGCTTTAAAATTTACATTATAATTAACAGTTCCATCACCTGCAACTGTTAAATGGTATCCTGGTCTTGTCCATCCTCTAGACATAAAATTATTAATTATAGCATGTTGTGTTTGAAATAAAGTTGCTGTTGTATGTAAACATATATATTGATATTCAGGAAAATTAGCACCATTAACTCCTTCAGCTTTTAATTCTGCTATTATGTCACTTACAGATCTAGGATTTACTACTACATCTAAAGCATAATCGTTGCCCTTATTTTTTGTATTTACATATAAAAAGGGATAATCTACTTTACCAGTATCATAGTCAGCTACCCACTGGTTATATTGTTTTTTACCTTCTATTCGAGGTACTCCATCAGTACCTTTTACATAAGGTTCTCTTTTAACAGAGGGGGCTGTCGGTGCAGTACCACTACTACCACCACTTGTAGGAGAACCTCCTTCATTTTCTTGTGGAGGGGGGTCTATTGGTACTTCTAAATCTTCTGTTTCAGGTAATTCTGTACCTGAGATTTCTGTATTTTCATATGTAACTTTAGCATATTCAAAATCATCATCATCATAATTTCCTGTTGATATTAATTCATTTGCAAAACTAAAATCATTTTCTCCATCATCGTAAGCTGTTTCAAAAGCATATTCTTGAGGTTCAGGAGTAGGGGCTAAATATTCTATAGGATCTTGTAAAAATTCTTCAACTTCCTCAACAAAATCCTCTATTTCTTGTTCTACATATTCAAAAGTTTCTGCCCATAATTCTTTATTTGTTGTTTTAGGTCCTTCATCATATGAATCATTAGAAATTAAAGCGTCACTTTTTCTTTTAGAACCTGCTACTTCAATTGGTATGAGTTGATTTGATGTTATATAAATAGAAGATCCATCTCTATTTATATTTTCCGTTGTTGGTATCCATCCTTTTTTATCTTGTCCTTTTTTATCATCAGAAGCATCACGTGGAGCAGGTTGTTCATTTCTAATTATTATTATAGGATCCCCTACTTGCCCTTTACCATTAGGGTGGGTTTTAGATACACCATTTAAACTTCTTTCGGACCATAAATTAGGAATAGGTTGTATAGAATTTGAAAACTTTTTTCGTCTTGCATCTTCAAAAGGTGTAGTAGCACCAAATCTTATAGAATTACCAAATCTACCTTCTATTATATAATCACCTTCATATGGTAATAAAGGTTTTATAATAGGATTTTCTTTAAAATAATTTCCTAATTTTGGAGAATTATCTCCTTCTTTAGGTTGTCTTAATATAACACCATTTATAGTTTTTTTAAATGTATCAACAAGATAATTACCCGCTGTACGAGCTAAATTATCTGGTTCTTCTTTTTTTATTAAATAGGGTAATGCATTATGGTGAGGATGATTCCAAATATTTAAGTTAGGTAAATAATAATAAGTTTCTGTAAACCCATCTTGTCCTTTTCTTGCATAAACATCTTTTGTAATTGTAGAAAATATTAAAACTCTTTCATTTATTAAAGGGTAATATTTTTGATTAGCAAAAAAAGGTCTAGCGCTTTTTTCTTGAGGATTTCTACTTTCAAAAACAACATTATCAGGAGTAACATTTTTCCAAAAAATAGTTCCTATACCATCCCAACCTCCAAAATTATCCCAATATTCATGTTCTGGGTTCATTATTATATCTACAACACATACTTCTAAAAACCCTCCTAAGGCTTTCATACTACCTCCACCTGTAGATCTATTTTTATCTGAAAAACTTGGTAAAAAAGGATTAGCCATCTGTTTTTATATTTTTTGGTTTTTCTACTGTTTTTGCTATTTCTGAAGCTACTTCTTGAAGCTGTTCCATTTCAGCTTCTGTTAAAGTGCCTCCATCTCCTGAATTAGAAGTACCTGTAGATAAACGTTGAACTATAGCTGCCATTTTTATTAGCTGTTCGTCATTTTTAACACTAATATCCATATATTCTTTAATTAAAGGTACTACTACGGTAGCATCTCCTAAATTAGTAATAAGAGGTCGTAATTCAGCTATTAAAGATGCTAGTTGTTTTGCTTTTTTAGATTGATTTTTATGTATTTCTTTTAAAATGTCAGAAAAACTTTTATCATCAAATATTATTTGGTTTAAAGAATCCATATTATAATTTTTATTATAAATATAATAAAAAATTAAACTTCTACATGTCCTTTAGTCT